TAGAAACGAACTTAGGCAACAGCGATCCGATTGCCGCAAAAAATGGTTTTTTACCCGCCTCCTGAATCTCGTCAAGGAACGGCTTCATGTTTTCGTCTTCAGCGATATTCGCAACAGGCTGGCTCAGCCTAATCAGGGCTTCACAAGCCTGATCGTTCGTCATTTCGGAAATCTTCATTGCTTTTTGTCCTCCTTACAAAAAGTATCGGGGTGGGGGAGTACATCCCTCACCCCGTGTTGGGTAATCGTCATGTTGTTACGATGTCTTTACATCCAGCGTTGTGCTTCCAGACGCACAAGCACGACCGTATCTGTTGGTCATGATAACAGTGATCTTGTTAGCGTCATTTCCTGCACCAACGTTCAGCTTGCTTGTACCATCCCAAAGCGTCCATGTTGCGTCTGGTGTGGCGTTATACTGGATTGTCGGAGCCACCGTTGTCGTTCCGATCTTGTAGTAGTATGCGCCTTTAGTGGGGAGTGTCGAACCACTCACACTGACGGAAGTTTCACCAACAGCCGTTCCCTCAGAGGATGTGACCGTCAATGCCACTAAACTTCCGTCAGGTTCGAAAAAAAGCACTTCGAACGGGGCATCATCATAATCGCCGACCGCCGCCTGACGGGCATGGAACTCAGCCGCCAGCGTACCTTCACCTTTATCCGTATAGGTGAAGGTGAAGTCCGCCGTGTTGATGGCGTTCTTCAGGCAAATCAGCACAAGCCGACCGTCAGCCAAATCGCCGATCCAGCAGATATTGGTCAGGTAATCACCTGCCGTGATAGCGGTTGACATCGTGATTGTGGTTTTCTTTCCGCTCACGGTCGCCGTTCCGGTTGCCAGCAGGTCGGAAATGTTGTTCTCCGTAACTTCCAGCAGGGTGGTGGACAGGTAAGCATCGGTGCTGTCCACATAGTCGGAACCCTTGAATCCGTACCGCATACCGTCAATTTCCGGTGTCCGGGTTTCACGGGTCACGGTGAACGTTCCACCGCCACGGGTCGCTCCGACAAGCGTTCCGATGGGGTTCGCTCCACCGCTGATAATGTTCGCAATCGCTGTTTTCAGGGCTGTGGCATCAGCAACATTTGAATAATCCAGATTTTTTAGTACAATGCCAGCGTTGAGCTGGAGATTGTCGAACGTGCCAGCCCTCAGCGCAGTAGTGTTTCCGGGTGCGCTCATAGCTTTTCATCCTTTCTTTGTTAGTATCCGGGAACATGATATGAATTAACAGACAGGTTGATGTAGAACGACCTCGTGTCACCATCAACAATCGTCTGGATCAACGGATTTTCAGGGTATATAACCAAGTACCCAACATCCATGTTCAGAATGATTCCAGTGCCAATTTCCCGTACAATCTGATCGGCTTTCGCAACGATGTCAGCGTTGCCCGTTGTACGATACCAACCCTCTATAAAAAACGTTGCCTTTCCGTTCCACTCAGGTTCGACATTTGGGTATGTCAGATAGGGGAGTTGTACATCATCCGGCACTGTGTCATTCGTATATGCCGGAAGCCCGAAGCTTCCGACAAACGTTTTCAGCGCTTTTGCTGTACTCGTCATGCTGGCAACACCCACTTCTCCGCCGTAACCTTCGTGATCGGTACGGTACTCATGTCCGGTGCTTCTGAATCTCTGGCGTTACTGGTTATCCTGAATATCTGTCCATCACTTACTCGCTTGATTACATCATGGAAATCAAGCATGAAACTCTTTCGGGTCACAATCGTGAATATCTCGCTTATGTCCCGCTTCTCCGCGATAATGGCTTCTGTGGTCGAGTTCTTTATGATGGTAGCGTCAAACGATGCCCCTTCAGTCCATGCTTCCGTGTATCCTCCGAATGCGTCATCCGTTCGTACATGGTTCATGACCTTGCATGGTGTCATCATGCTGTCCAACAGGCTCAAAAGCTTACCCTCCTCCAGCGGTCGAGCTGAGTCTTATAAACGTCCTGCCATCCGACAGAACCTCCAGCTCCCGATCCGCCGTTTGCTTTTGTATAGCTGTAAACTCCGATCACGTTTTCACTCTGATACGGACTTTCCAGCGCTTGCTGATGATTCGCCACCCACGCTTTAATCTCTCCTGACAGCGCATTCACCGCAGGAGGGACGGCGAGGGCGCATATCGTTCCTGTGAACGTTTCGTCATGGAGTCCCGCCGCTTCCGAATCATCATCATTCCTTATGCCGGACTCATAGTATGTGTACACTCCATCGTTGAAGTCGCTGTTCGTGATCCAGAATCTTTGCCCTTCTTTGACAAACGGAAGGGAGATCATGCCGTCAGCGATTTCATACGAACCGACAACCGCTTCTTTAATGAAGTAGTTGTGAACGTTGTCCATGATCTGCTGTAACATAATCTCCCTCCGTTTTATGTGGTCTTCTTTGTTTTAGCCTGTTTTTCAGCCTTCACAGGCTTTTCGGCTTTCGGTTCGGCTTCTGTTTTTTCGCGTTTCTTCGCTCCCAAAACAATCATCGCCGTACCTCCTTATGCGTTATTGCAGGTCAGACCAGACAGGTCGTATTCCTTGACCTCGGTGTAAGCACCGTAGTCGATGATGACCTTGAACTTCTGGGCATCCTTGCTCGTGATCTTCGTGACGGTAGCCTTATCCGGATCGGGCAGGATATCCATCAGACCAGTTCCAGCAGACGGATCGACACCCGCATAGATATGCTTGGCGGTGGTCAGAGCGGAGCCACTGTACTTCAGAGCGAGGAAGTTACCCGCGCCCCAATCGGTCGCCAGAGTGCCAGTAGACACATATTTCAGAGTGCCAACGATCTTGTCTTCGCCAACGAAAATTCCGGTCTGCAGATCGTCAGAGGTCTGTCCCCACAGATCAACTGTGTTCGGCAGAGGGCTAACGGTCAGATCACTGCCGCCAACGAAATTTCCGGTAGCAATCCACAGGCTATCGGGTACATACAGGACAGGCATAAACAGCGCGGAAGCCTTCGTCCACAGGACAGCCGGGTCTTTCTCGCTCCACTGAGTGATATACACATAGGGAGATTCGGAACTGCCGTTTACGTCAATCAGATTCGCCACATCGGTTTCGGGCGGATCGCCCCACAGACCATCACCGAGCTTGCCGCCGGGATTCGTAGCAAAGAAGCTGATCTTGTCTTCCGGGTAATACCGCTTCGCAACAACGTGCGGACGACCATCCACTTCTTCACCGGGGATACCGTAAGTCTGGTCGTTGATCACGACAGCATTCAGACCAAACTCAGTAGACAGATAATTCTCCAGAGCGGCACGGCTCACCAGAACGCCGACCATAGCAGTACCGTTAATCGCTTTCTGAACAGCGACATTGTCACGAATGGCGTTCAGCATCTTACGGCTGGTTACCAGACCGTTCAGGGTAACGCCCTTCTCCAGAGCTTTGGCAATGATGCCTTCGATCTGTCCGGGGATATCAGCGTCTTTGGCGACATTGATCGTGATGCTCGTATTGGAAGCCGGAACACCATAATCAACGGTCAGATCAAGACCATTCTCTTTGATGGTCACTTTACCAGTAGCCAACAGTTCGTTCTTCGCCACTTTGGAGCGGGTAACGACCTGATCAGCCAGCCGGATACCGTCATTCAGCACGTAGTCGTACAGCTCGTCGTTCTGCACACCAGCACGCAGTAGCGCACGCATACGTTCGGACTGATTGATCTTGACCTTGATCAGTCCCTTTTCGATATTCTTCGTATCGACCGGGATGCGGAAGGTCTTCTGGCTTTCGGTATCGAATCCGTGGAACTGCGCCATCAGCGGTACGTTGTACTCGCTGGCGATAGCTTCCCACTTCGCAACCAGATTGGCGGTACGGATATCACCGAACAGACCGTCAATCGGATCATTCGGGCGGCTTACGTCAAAACCGACATCCAGCCACTCGTCCTTCGGGATAAATCCCAGAATGTTGTCTTCAAACTTCGGCATTTTCGTTTACCTCCTCTATCAGTAAGGACGGGTAATCGCAGGTTCAGAAGCGATCACCTTAATGTCCTTCATAGCGGTCTTTGCCGCTCCGTTGATAGCCGCAGGAAGCTTGTCTTCGTAGACAGTGCCTTCGACAACCAGACTTCCGGGCATCGCACCCGTGGATACGTCAACGTCTTCGTACAGGATTCCCTTTGCATTGCCGTCGTTGGTCGGGATAACCGCCCCGGCAGGAACGTACTTGCTTCCGTCAGCCATAGTGATGACCTGCGAATTGTCCTGCTCGATCTGCACGGTTTCACGCTTGCATTCAGCAAAGGCGAGGAAATATCCCGGCGCATAACCGATGTTGTTTTTGCTTCCGATAAAGCTCATAATGGATTACTCCTTCCCGGTGTCTGGTTTGACACCATATCTTTCCTGTGCAAACTTTTGAGCCAGTTCTTTGGCTCGGCTCATTCCAGTGCCAGTGCTGTTCTT